AACTATAAATTTAATCATGCTAATCTAATTGAAAATTACTATGATTTAGGTTCAATACCGACTGTTGAGCGTCAATACATAGTGACTGGAGATGCAGTACCGACTGCAACTACTGTAAATGTTGAAAACATTCCGAGCATTAATCCTGGCGATCAGTCCTCGTATAATACAGTTCTGGCTTATCAAGGATCTGGACCATTTACCTCGTGGGTGAACAATGCTTTAATGACGACTGATAAAAACGTCAAGGGATCAGAGTCTAGATTTGTCCGGGTTAGAGCTCCATTCGACACCATTCCAAATCACGTAGGTGACTCAGACTCAGGTAGATACGTTAGGATTGAGGCATATACAAATCTTTCGTTTAATAAACAGAGATCTATTATGACGTCAATTGACTCGAACGGAAATACAGTAGTTAAGTTTAAAACTCGGGAATCTGCGATAGTATACAAGGCTGAACCGGTTTTTAATACTACTGACGTAAAGAATTTAACGTTCACTTCCCTTTTTAACGTGAGCTCGAGCAGCGATGCAGTTCAGTTCCTAAGCGGATACGACAACGATACTCAGACCGGAATAAAGATTTCGGCCCAGTTTAGCAGATACGTAAGTACCGCTCCAGAAGGGGACTTGACCCTGTTAATAGACCTGAATTCAAATGCCTTTTCATACACCCTAAATAACTTTAAATCCGGTGAATGGCATGCAATTGTAGTCTCTCTTTCTAATGAATTTGGACAGAAGGGAATCTACGTATACTCGATTAAAGAGGATCCAGCCGACTTGATTAATCACAACGATTTCATCAAGATTTTTGAAGATAAGTCAACTATGCCGGTTTCCGAATTTAATTTAAGTGGATTTAAGTACTATATCCCGTCCTCTAACCTACTCATTGCAAACGTCAGACTATTCAATACCATGTTAAAGGAGGACGATCATGATTTTGTACTGAGCCAGCAGTATATAAAGGACGAGTCTAAGCTTATAATTATTGACAATTGCAAGCCTCAACTTAATTTACCATACATCGCTAAAAATAGATAATAAATGCAGAATTCAAATCACGAAAATATCACCAATCGAAACACCCAAGATATATTTCTTAGGAACGCAACCCTTGCTCTTCTTGACGTGCTAAACCGACGAATAATAATTGATCTTGTAAGGGGAGACGTGATAGAAAAGCATGAAGTTCCGTTCTTCTATAATTTTGCTGGAACCGGAGGATTTATGCAGGATTTCTTCATCGATATTCCTGGGGATTGTAAATATCCTGAGTTTGCAGATGGAAACTATGATGTTATTCCTCGAGGAATTGTGACGATCAATAGTTTTGCAATTAAAACCGGAGACATAACAAATAAGTTCGTCAGAGGCACCTTCACACAGGAGGAGAGGGACCAAAACGATCAGAAGGTAATGAAGGCCTATTCATCAAGACTTTATAGTCTGCCAATGGATATAAAGTTTGACATCAAGGTCAAAACAGATAATCTTAATAAAACCTTTAAGATCATTGAGAAGATTTTTGACTTCTACTATAAAAATGAGGTAGTCTATTTTCAATATCGGGGAATCCGAATCCCAGGGCAGATTAGATTTCCAGATAGTATCACCAATGACAAGAAATACAATTTTGTATATACGGATGACACTTATGTTAATACTAGTTTTGCCATTGATATGGAGACCTATTATCCTTCATTTGATGATTCATCTACTATGTACAAAGGAAACACGATTCAACAGTGGGGATCTGGGATTAAACTTGAAGGATCTAACACTAGAATTGATCTAGATTGGGTCGATACAGATTATCCAAAAACAGAATAAAATATGAGAGCAAGAATTAAATCATTTTCTGAATACGTCGGAGAACGTTCAATATCTGAAAGTTTAATGTATCATATTAATAATGATATATCGATAACTGAATCTGTTTATAGACCAGGCAGCGTTGGTCACATCAAACTGCTGTCTGAAGCTAGATCTCTATTTGAAAATGGAGTATTAAAACTCTCTCAGGTTGATTCTGGGCTATTTGAGGGGACTGAATTAGGCTTGACTGGTATCTATAATGGGCATGAAGTTCCGTTAGACCTGCCACTCGAGGCTCATCATATGAATGAAGCAGAATACAAGGGCCGGCAGGTAGAACTAAATGTTCCAAAAAGAGGAGGCAGCAAAAAGTTCTATGTATATGTACGGAATCCAAAAACTAAAAAAATAAATAAAATAGAATTCGGAGACACTTCAGGTTTAACTGCCAAAGTAAGAGATCCTAAGGCCAGAAAGAGTTTTGCTGCACGTCACCGATGCGCAGAAAAGAAGGATAAAACCAAGGCTGGATATTGGGCATGCCGAGTTAACAGATACGCCCATCTCTGGGGAGGAAAAACATATCCAGGATACTGGTGAAAAAAAATTTAACATTTATGAATTACATTAAAGGATATAAAGAATGGAGATTATATGAATCGGTTGATAATAAAAAGATAGCCGTTTTATTCGATGGCACGTCTTCTGCTGGTAAATCATATACTGCAAAGGAATTAAATGCGGTTCCATTTTACGAAGCAACCGACCCAAACCAATGGGTTGTTATAGATAGCGACCATTTTAGTGGTGTAAACAATGAGGGTGAAGAAAGAAGACTAAAATTAGATACTCCTGATATTGCCGATTGGGCAAAAGGAAAAGAATTTGGTATCGTTTCTGGCCTATATGATGGTAAAGATGTACCTAAAAACCCGTATGAAGATGAGTATATCGAAGGAACTGACCCAAGATTATGGTACATGGCACAAGAATATAAAACAGGTCCTTGGAAAAAAGTTATATTTGATGATATAGGCAATGATATTTTGAAGTATGTTCCAGAAATAAATCATAAAATATTAATTCATTCGCCGATATACATTATGTTAGGTAACGTTGGTGAACGAAATAAATCAAAGGACGAAGATCACCATAGGGATCCTACAGTACCGTTGGACCAATATTTAGAAAAGTATGAAGCAACTACATCTAAACCTGATGAGTCTATTGGAGATCCAACTACTGAAATAACAAAGAGCGGGTTAAAAACTCTGTTAATGGATAAAATAGTTGATACGTATCCTGATTATAACGAGGAATACATTGATAACTTTATCGATAAATTAGGAGTCAGGAATGAGGATTCTAAATACTGGATTAAGGTTAAAGACGGATACATGAAGGACGGAGAAGTATTATATACCGTAGGAAGTGACCAAATGACTTATATAGATAAAATAAAAGACCACATTAATAATTAATAATATAGTATGAAAAGATATGTTAAAACATTTGAGTCTTTTAGTTATCTTGATTTTAATTCTCAAGATTCGGAAGGGGGCAGTCGAAAATACAATACCACTATAGATGAAATTCTAACATGGGCATTTGGATCGGACTGGAATGATTACGGTACATGGAGCGAGATTGTCGAGGATCTGTTATTCATAAACGGAAATTTTATGGAAAGAGGAGAATCTATTGCTGCTCTAGATAAATTGAATAAACATAAAGACGATCCTATTGTTCTGGAAACCGGGGACGGAGAGTATGGAGTTGAAATAAGATTTACCTTTGATGGAAAGGATTATTCATTTGAGAGCCAATACTATCCATTTGAAGATGATGATATGGATGATATTGAAATATCCTTGACACTAAAAATAAGTGATGAACTTGATGGGGATCCAATAATGGATCTTGCTAATTCAATTGATATTTCTGACTATGTTCAGAGTGCTCTAGACAGAAACATTGACATTAACGATATAACAGGTACGGGTTTTAAGAACTGGTTTAATCTTCAACGATATGGAAATAATTAACCCGCTATGAATCCATATATTGAACATCAAATAGATAACAATATAGTCATTAGAACATTTAAGGAATCTACAGATTCTGAGGATTTTATGTGGCACCGGGATCAGGAGGACAGGGTCATCTATCCTATCGTAGATACAGATTGGCTGATCCAATTAGATAATGAACTTCCAAAAAAGATTGAAGCAGGGATCCGAATCCAGGCCGGAGTCTGGCAT